CATCTGAGGTTGTATATGCTGTTGTCGAACCTCTCTCTGTTGTTTATATGGTCTACTGTGTCATACCGCCGTCTGTTACCCATGTAGAACGTCTGCATAACTATCTGGTGTCTCTTAAATCGCACTTGGTTTCCGTCTGTATCTGTGAACATACTGGAAATATCGTATTTATCTCCGTATGCCATATTGCATAGGATCCCATTCCGTATGAGTCTGCCAAATGATGATATGTAGCACTCCATGTTGAAGTCATGCACACTCTTTACTTCCAAATTCTCATCAAACTTAACAAGCCGTGTGACTTTTCTCCATGTTTCTTCCTTGTCCGGGTACTTCCGGCGGATATACTCAAAAGTTTCTGTTTCTCTCATACTCTCTCAAATGTGTAGATTGAATTTCTGGTTGTTACCTCAATGTATTTTCCTCTATCCTCGGTCTTGAATCCGATAACTGTACTCGTAACAATCATGCCGACATACGGTGTTCCATCCGGCTGAGCCAACCATTCAATCATCATGGCATCTCCGTTTCTTGGAGTGGGTTTCTTGCACATTCTCCCTACTCTGAGAGGGTATCTGCCCTCAATTCTCGGATTGCCTTTTCTGTCTGTAATTGATACAACTCTATAAGTTTCCATGGCAGCCTCCTTAATAAAGATTCCACAAAAACAGTTCTTCGTTTTCTGCCGGATCGCACTTTTCTTTCCATTCCAGTTTTCTCACTACATCCCATGTTTTCATGCAGATATTAGATAAGTCGTACCTGTCGTACACCCTCTTGTCGATAAACAGGCGCATATCCAAGTCCTCATCGTAGAGATTGGAACTCATGTATTTCAGATTACGAATATCCTCATCTGTGGCTTCTGCATGGACTGTTACTGTGATACCATCCAAGTGTTTTAAAATTACCGGATGATCGTCCATTGTCAGACAAGCCGTATAAAGATAGATTTTCTGTCTCTTATTCTGCTTTCTGAGCATTTTAATGACTGTGTAGAGTTGTGCCGGATTTATCATAGGCTCTCCGCCGGTAATCACAACTTCCTCATAGTCCTTTAATGCCGTGATACCGCCAATCACTTTTGCCAATGATGTGTAGTCCAATTTGCTGTTGCAGCACCCCGGGCACTTCCGGTCGCACTTTGATGTGATAATTACTCTCGCTGTCTTTTTCATCTTTCCTCCTTAATCCATGCCGTCATAAAGGCTTTCAGATAATTCAACCTGTTCGTCTGTCAAATCCCTAAGTGCATTGATTATCTTCATCTTTGTTTCTTTGCATGGGAAATATCCGTACTTTGCATATCTCAGCATCCGTTCAAAAGTGCTCATTGGAAATGGAATATCTTTATCAATTACAATCCGTTTAAGATGTAGATGTTCAAAAAACGCATCATCCATCAGGATTTTGTACTCAATGTGTGTTTCCGGTATTCCAATTTCCTCTAAGAAATGCTCATCTTCCAGAGTTTCAAACGGAAGTTCTTGCCTTTTCGCTACCGCACCAGTTTCATCCTCTACTTCCTCTTTGTAATATGCGAACTTCGTGATTGTGAAATCGAACTTATTCAGAATTTCTTCCGGTTTTCCAAATATTTTGCAACAAAGTTCAATCACAACACCTGTTTCAATGTGTTTGTACGCCTTTACATTGTCGTTTTCGTAGTGGAAATGATATTTCTCATCTCTTACATCGTCTCCGTCATATCCTGGTGTCTGGCTGTCAAAATACTGTACCGCATCATCAAAATCGCTTTCATTCTCAAAGAAAATATCAAGATCCTTTACCTTTTCTTTATTGAATATGTTTTTGAAACATCCTCCACATATAAATCCTTTGTGACCGGTCATGTATTCATCAAGCCAATTTAACATCCAGAAGTTTTCTCTATCTCTCTTTATTAGAGCCATGCTTCCTCCTATCTCCGTGCCATTGCCGCCTCGTATAACCGCTTATACACGTCCCTCTCGGCTGTGATTTTTGCGATTTCCAACTGTGTCTCAATGTCCGGCATCTCCACCTTTGCCACAACAGGTTCAGGTTCTTTCTTCTCCGGTTCCACTACTTCATTTGCAGCTTCCGCCCACTTCTTTACCAGATCATTCGATTTGATGTTAATTCCAATACCGATGCTTACCGCCAACGCTGCATCAATCTTTTTCATTTCTGCCATAGAACACTGTCCTATGTAATCTCCAACCTTATCTTTGTTTACCGTATCAATCTGCTCACAAAGCACGGTGGACGGATATTTTGAACTGTTGATCTTAACGTGTGTCGGCAACGGTTTCTTTTCCTGAGTGGTAAGGTAAACCACTTCCAATATGGGAGCCGCATTGTTTCCAATGTCATTGCTTATGATTACCGCCGGTCTACCCCCCCTGTACATTTCCGCTATATTCGCTCTCGTTGCGGATATAGAAGATTTCCCCTCTATAAAACTCTTTGCTCATAGTGTCCTCCTATTCGATTTCATCCTCCTGCGGCATCTCGAACACTCCAAGTGGTTGATCCGCCACATATTCACATACTAAGTCTCTGGGGTTTTCATCCTGTCCTCTTTCAAACAGCAAATTCATGGTGTAGCAGTCCATAAGCATTGAAATCGCCATTCTGCATTTTTCTTTCGTGGAGTATCTGCCAATCACTACTCTGCTTTCTCCTACGAGGGCAGCAACTTTGTACCGCCCATCATATTTGCTGTCCGTGCTGTATTCTGTTACCTTGTCGTTGTTCAGAACTACCGCTCCATCCTGAGACTTAACAAACATCACGTTTTGCCTCTCTTTCCTTAATTCGCCCCATCTGTCGATTGATTTTGAAATCAATTCGATCCTCTACCTCTGCTACGCAGTTAAAAATAATTTCCAACTGTGTGAGCATGATCTGTACATCTGCAATTTCATCAATCACTGCTTCTCTCATTTCCGCTGTTTTTTCATCGCTACGGCGGAATTTCAGAATGGCTTTGATGAGTTCCGAACACTCTTCAATAGCCATATCCTCCTGTGCATCGTTTCCATACGTTTCTACGATGGTGTTGAGGTTTCTCATCTGCTCCTGCGTCAATGTCTTTCCCTCCTACTTCAAAATTGTTGCGATCACGATGATTACAATAAGAATTGCCGTAAGTCCAACCCCAATCCAGATAGGGAGAAGAACTAACCACCAAGACCATGTGATTACTTTGCATAATTTCAGAGTGATTAAGATAAGCTGTAACACTCCGAAAAATCCGATACCGCCTGATGCTTTTCCACTGTTTCCATTACTGCTGTTGCTCATAAAACTGTCCTCCTGTTTACATATAAGTTGCTTCTTTGAATACGAATGTGTCCTCAGAGTCTACCTTTTCCGATAGCTCTCTCAGGCGCAGATCGTTGGAGCTGTAAATCTTTTTCTTTTTCATGTCAGCCACAAAAAACTCCTGCCCTGCCTGAATATACTCTCCAACTTTGCTCTTCCGGCAGATCTCATAGTCTGCATACTCAACGTCTGTTTCCTTGTTATCTTCCTGTTTTTCCTTTTCTGTTTTTCCAAACATACTGATTTTTCTCCTTTCTTTCACGTTTTCGTTTGTCTGACTAAACATTCTCTTCAAAAAAATTTAATGCAATCCGTCAGACCATCTATACAGAATAACGGCGGTATCTTCGTTAGGATAAGAAACTCCTAAGAATTTGCCATTAACTGTTTCGCAAGCCTCTGTTACTCTGTCCACAAATTTATTGAAGTCCTCTTTCACTGTCACATAATCGTGAAATCCCATTGTTCCCTCGTCTCTTTCGTGGTTTTCTCTCATTACCACCATCTGTTTTAATTTCTGCATATTGCCTCCTATTTCTTTACCTTGCAGTCTCTATATACATCCTCTTTTCCGATGAATAACTGCCCTAAGATTGCAACCAGAACATTTACCACGATACTGTTTCCGGCCTGCTTATAAAGCTGTGTGTTACTATTATAGAATAAATTAAATTTCTACTATATATTTTAAGGATAATGTATGGTAAAATAGTGTTATCTAAGAAAGGATGAACACTATGAGAAAAACATATCTTCCT